CCGTAGTTGCCCGCTGTGGCTGCGCCTCTGTAGCCCGCTGTGGCTGCGCCGTAGTTGCCCGCTGTGGCTGCGCCTCTGTAGCCCGCTGTGGCTGCGCCGCTGTCGCCCGCTGTGGCTTGTTTTGGGTCTGTGTGCTCCATCGTGCACTTGGATTTCACGTATTCGGCATGAGCCTTGATGATGCCCGGCAGGGTGATTTCTGCGCCTATTGCGATCTTCTTACCGCATATCTTGGTGTCGCATTCCTCGCGCTCGCCGTTGTCCTCAAGCTCCACCTCATGGTATACGCTTGTCCCCGGCGCGTAGTAACCGAAGCAGTCCAGCGGGTCTATGCAAGCGTGAAATCCGCTGTCACACAGCTTAGCAGTCGGTTCCTCATAGGTCTTGCCGCTCTCATACTGGAACCCTCGGCAGGTCATGTCCTTCTTAAATCCTTTGTACGCTTTCATGTTTTCTTGACTTTTCCTTTCTTCGCACTTATAATGTGCTTGTGTAATATTTGATTTGCCGCTTTCTGATCTGCTTATCGGGGGCGGCATTTTCAATGCCTGTGAATCTTCGTGCCGTCCGGCATGATGAAGAAATCCGCGTCCGTAGCCGGTGTGTAACGCTTACTGTCAAGCTTCCCGGCTTTGTCCATGTCAGCCCATCCGTAAGACTGCGCGATCTCGCGTATCTCATTGGCGCGCTCGGTGATTATGTCGAGATAGACGATCACGGCAACCAGCACCAACGCGAGAGCGCCGACAATCAGGACGCTTAATGTTTCAACGCTCATAGTCCTTCCTCCTGCCATGCTCTTTCACTCGCCGTGCTGCGCTCCTCCAGCTCAAGCACTCCCTGACGGAAGAGCACACCGAATAAGTAGAACACCCCGGCAGTGACCGTCAGCCATCCAAGTACGCTATCCATATCTTTTCTTTCTCCTTTCCATTCCCGCGCGTAAGACTTCATCAGCGTCGGGATAATTGTGTTTTCTTATGTACGCTTTCTTTGCTGCGTTCTCGCGTTCCTGCGCCTTTCCCGCTTCGCAGTCAGCGTGACAGCCGATGCGGCGGAACTCACAGCCCATGCAGGGTCTCATTTGCCTGTCCTCACAAACCGTATAAACGGCTCACGGAGAACCTTGACGCGGTTGCCGCTCTGTATGGCCGGGAACTCAAGCTTGCCCTCCTTGAACTTAACGTTGATGTCATAGGGCTTGCAGCCGATGACGCTTGCGGCCTCCTGCGGTGTTAACGTGGCCTTGTCCATGGCCTCGATATCGTCAATCGTCACTCATGACCACCTCCAAAAAGTTTGCGCCGCATCGTTGCGGGCATTTATCGCGTTTATCATGTTCTGGTTGATCTGCACCTGTATATTTTCCATTTGTGTCTTTAGCAGCTGCGTCCGGGCTAATGTGCCGTCGATATAACGGCCACCCACATTCACCCAGTCCGGATACTCGCTCCGTTGGTAAACCTGCGTATACGCTGGAATCGGCTTTGAGGCATATTCTGCCTCTCGCAACACCGCGCGAACTTCTTCATGTATGTACGGTGCTGTCTGCCATGAATACTCTTTGTCTTGCGTCAGCTTTTGCCGGAGATATGGGGCTAAGTCCTCGCACGGCGGGACGCTGTTCACGCCTTGTCCTCCTTTTCCTTTTTCAGCCCGTCGAGTCTGCCCTGTAAATACCCGCGGACGTAATCCGCGCCGTCGGGCGGTATCTGCTTCAGGCTGTCAATGACTTCCTTTGCGGTTTTCTTTTCCTGTTCGCTCATGTTTTCACCTCCTGTAACCTGCCATCATCAGTGCCGGGAGGTTATCCCCGGCAGACGGTCGTTAGACCGTTTCGGCTTTATACTCATGCTCTGTATTCTGCATCCGGCGTGTACTCCCAGACGATGGAATCAACACCTTCGGGGCAGTGCCGCTCATCACGGACACAAGCGTTTTCCTCGTCAACATACCAGCCCGCGCATTGGTCAAAGAACTTTTTCCAAGTGTCCTGGCTGATGAAGCCGATGCAAGTCATCTGGTAGAAAGAATCCCAAATTTTATCAAACTCTTTCTGATCTCCCGAATAGTTCACGATGGTTTCTTTCATGTTCTTCAGGTTGAGCGCTTTTGCGTTTTTCATTTTCTCTTCTCCTTTTCATTTGCCCCGCTCCTGAGTTTGTTTCAAGGCCGTTTCCTGTGCGTTTCCAGCAGTTCACGGGGCTTGGTTGTTTTTTACCTCGGTTAAATAATATCACTACTTAGTTAAAAAGTCAAGCATTATTTTAGCTTGGTTAAAGATTTTTCTTGACTTTTTCGCGTTCTTCATTTAATATAAAGACACAGGGAGGTGATGAAATGGGCACCATTGGTTCACGCATCATGTACGTTCTTGAGCAAAAGAACATTAAAAAAATCCGCTTTGCGGAGGCGCTGAATGTTTCGCCCGCGTTTGTCACAGAATTGTGCGCCGGGAGGAAGTTTCCGAGCGACCGTACAGTTGCTGATATCTGCCGCGTGTACAATGTCAATGAAGATTGGCTGCGAGACGGCACGGGCGAGCCGTTCTTACAGCTCTCCCGTGAGGACACTATCGCGGCATACGTCGGCAAAATTAACGGCGGTAAACTGACGGACATTGAAGAGAGCATTATTAAGTTCATGGCAGAAACGCCGGTCGAGGAATGGGAAACGCTCGCACGCGCTCTGCGGCGTTTTGCCGAGGCGATAAAAAAGCCCGATACGGAGTAATCCGTACCGGGCGGCGGCGTTTCATATTTCACAGCATATTCAACGCTGTGATGTACAGTTTATGAAGCGTTTTTACGTCCATAAGCCGTAGAAGTCTAAGTATTTTCTCTATTTCTCGTTCCCTTTCCAAAACTTTCCCTCCTTAATTATTATTTTCGACAGGTTTCACTTGATTTTGACTTTTGAAAATGGTAATATTAGCTTACCGCAATAAATTGTTCACAATTCTGGTAAAGTGGTGATGCCTATGGGGAAGTTACAGCGGATTCTTATTTCTGTGTCGGCTTATATTTCTTTGTTCTTTCTTGGGATGCTCACAGCAAACCATGACTGGCCGGGGTGGTTAACTTTCGTGTACTGTTTCGGTTTGCCTTTGCTTTTGGTAAAGCTCATTTGGTACGCTGCTGATAACGGCTTTTTTAACCGCTTCCAAGAATTTATAGACAGTCGCAGAAATAATAATCATGTTCAAGAAGCCGCGCCGACAGTCATTACTGAACCGGTAGGGCTGAAACCAGCAGAAGAAGCTGAACCGGTTGAAGAAGAGCTGCAGCCCGTTACCGAGGGGAAGCCGCACATCGCTGAGGAAGAGCATGAATACCGGCGCTTGCTTCAAGAGTACAGCGCTAAACTCGATGCGCGTAAGGCCGAGCTTGACCGTTTCGAGCGGGATTTGTCCGACCGGGAGCATACCCTTGAGCTTGAAAAGAAGAGATTAGAAACCCGTGAACGGCAGATAACAGACCGTGAAGAACAGCTAAACTATCGCCAATATGCGGGAAGCGCTTTAGAGCGCATGGAGGAATACAAACAGCAACTCGACCGTGCGGAGTTGAAAGTGTTGGATTGGGTAAAACGGCGCGAGACCGACGAAATCAAGTTTTTCAAGGGTTTGCAGAAAGAAGCAAGCCGTCTTGACGAATATCTAAAGACGATCCCGCAAATGTCCGACAATGCGTTTGACAATTTCATTGCCGCATGGTTGGAGAAAACCGGGTATAGAAACATCGACATCGTGCAGGACGCGCAGGACTTCAACACGGATATTATTGCATATCTCAAGACGATCAAATATGTATTCCGCTGCGTTTATTCTGTTGATCCGGTCGGTGTGAACTTCATCCAGTCCGCTTTCTGCGCCAAGAACATACACAGCGCTAATGTCGGCGTAGCGGTAACAAACAGCATTTTCACAAAGGAAGCTCAGATATACGCCGAGGAAGTCGGTATTATTCTTTGGGACGGCGAAAACGTCTCAAAAATGCTAAATAAAGAAGATAGGAAGGATTAATGGTGTATTGCAATAATTGCGGTGCTGAAATGCCCGATGGGACTAAATTTTGCAATAACTGTGGCTCGCCATTGTCGGCGGCTGCGTCTGTTGTCAGCGCACCAGAGCGGCACAATTTTATGATTGTGCGTCAGCCCGCCACGATCAGCGCAGCAACGGCGGTTTCCGTGGAAGTTGACGGCCGGTTTATAGATAAGATAAACAGCGGTAAAACACTCAACACGATTCTGACTACCGGCGAACACATCATAACATTGTCAGCGGGCGGGAAATCCGTACAGAAAGTCGTTCGTGTACCTCAAGACGATGTATGTAAGTTTGTGCTAAAGGGGCTTGATTCACATATCGAGCTGTTGAGCAACGATTACGCAGCACCGGCAGCGCAGCAGCCCGCCGCAGCACCGGCAGTTACACAGACTGTTGTTGTCAATAATAACCTTGTCGGGAATGGCCGTCAGCGTAACAAATGGGTAGCGTTCTTTCTGTGCCTATTTCTTGGCTTTATTGGCGCTCATAAATTCTATGAGGGCAAAAGCGGGCAGGGCATTTTGTATCTGCTCACCGTTGGCGTGTTCGGTATAGGTTGGCTGCTCGATACTATTATTCTTCTCTTTAAGCCCAATCCGTATTACGTGTAAGCAAGCGCCCCGGCATTGGCGGCTACCTCTGCCGGGGCTGTAACAGATACCTTGTAAACCGACTATCTGCTACGCTTTTATAGTAGCAGACTCAGCGAAAAATATCTATACGGCTAAGTCGTTAAAATAGCTTTATATTTTGTGAAAAATTTTCGAGGAGATGTAAAAAGTGTCTGCTATTCAGGAATTGCAGCCGTATTGTGACGCTTTTCAAGGTCGAATACGTGAGGCAAAGGATAGTAAAGGTTACACTCTGCAAAGGCTGATCGACGAATCCGGCGTACCGAAATCGGCGGTAAACAATATCAACGCCGGGAAGCAGGTCAATCCCTTGCTGTACAACGCCGCCGCGCTGTGCAAGGTGCTTGGCCTGTCGCTGGATGATTTGTTCGGGCTTGAGAAGACCGTTGACAGTCCAGAGGGGCAGTTACAACGCATTCATGAGTTGGAAATCGACAACACCCGGCTCACCGCCGTTGATGAGCAAAAGGATAAGCGGCTCGAAACCGCCCGTATTATTGTCGGCGTTCTCGCTGCTGTGTCCACGCTGCTGCTCTTGGCGGTCATAGGTTACATGATTATCGACGCGCGCATCCTCAGCGATGGTCTTTTCCGTTCTGCGGGAGTATCCGTGTTCTTCGTTTTCCTTGTGCTGCTTGTTATTGCGGCGCTTGCCGCCATCGGCTACGCCTTGCGGTTTTTGTTCAGGAAATAAAAATAGCCCCCAGTCGTTAGACCGGGGGCGTTGTTATAGGGTGATGTTATGCAATGCCGAAAATGTAAAGAAGAGATCCCCGACATAAGCAAATACTGTATGTTTTGCGGCGCGAAGCAGCAGTCGGAGCCGCGCACGGTAAAGAGCCGGGGAAACGGTATGGGCACGGTCTACAAGCGCGGAAAGACGTGGACAGCAAAGGTAACGATAGACTATGCGACCGGGAGTGACGGTGTGTCGCGCCCCGCCTCGCGCACTAAGGGCGGCTTTAAGACAAAGAAAGACGCGGTAAACTATTTACCTGTCTTGAAGCTCACGCCGCGCGAGAAGCCTAAACAGGCCACGTTCAAGCAAATCTATGAGGCATGGCTACCAACGCACCGCGCCGGGAAGTCTACGATGGATTGTTACAAGGCGGCGTATAAATATTTCGCGCCGGTCTACCGTCTGTACATTTCGGACATAGACATTGACGACCTGCAAGACTGCCTTGATGAGTGCAACAAAGGGCGGCGCACAAAAGAGAACATGAAAGCCCTATGCGGCTTGCTCTATAAATTTGCCATCCCCCGGCACTACGTCACACTTAACATGGGGCAGTACCTCACCGTGAGCGGCGACAGCGGCACGAAAAACGCGCTGCCGGATGATGCTATACCAAAGCTTGAGAAGCACGTAGACGGCGTTTTTGGCGCGTCTATCGTGCTGTGCCAATGTTACCTTGGCTTTCGCCCTGCCGAGTTTGTAACGCTCGACGCGGCGAATTACAACAGCAAAGAGCGGGCATTTATCGGCGGCGCTAAAACGGAGGCCGGAACGGATCGCACCGTTACCGTCTCCCCGAAGATTCAGAAGTACATTGTCAAGGCCATGCAGGGCAAAACCAGCGGTGCGGTGTTCACCGATGAGGACGGGAAGCCGTTCACGACCTCACGATATCGTGACCTGTTTTATTCCGTGCTTGAGAAGTGCGGCATAGACAATCCCATCGTCGAGCGCGACGGGAAAAAATTTTACACGTACACGCCGCATAGCTGCCGTCATACGTTCGCAACGCTTATGAAACGTGTCGACGGAGCGGATCGTGACAAGCTCGCCCTCATCGGCCACACAAGTGATGAAATGCTGCGGCATTATCAGGACGTAAACTACGCGGATTTGAGGAAGATAACAGATGCACTATGATGTTGATAACGGCGTTGATAGTTTTTCTTGAATAGGCTCTTGAAGAGCCATACTTTGATGCCTTTCTATTATCAACCTACTATCAACAAAAGCCCGCAAACCGTTGAAAATAGGTGCATTTTTCGTGAATGGCATTCAAGAGGTCAGCGGTTCGATCCCGCTTATCTCCACCAAAAATGACAGGATTTACGAAGTTTTTTGCGAATCCTGTCATTTTTTTATTCCGTTCCGTTCTTATCCGTCCCGTTCTATTATCAACGTATTATTAACACAAATTCGGCAAAGGCCGGGGATTGTCCCCGGCCTCCGGCTTAGTCTACGACGCACTCATAATATCTTATGAGCTTATCGTCTGCTGCGTCCTTGTCGCAGAGGAACGCTTCGGCAAGATCGGCGTAGAACTCTGTGTTGTTGACGTTGAACTTCTTTGCAACCTTGAAATAGTCAGAGTATAGCATATTCATTGCAACATAGAACTCTATCGGATCGCAGTCGTATTTCTTCTGACTAAGAAGATTTGACGTCTGATCGTAGCTCCAATGTGCGCCCCTGCTGCCGTCCTCATTTTCAAGATCGTGCATCCATTCGTCCGCCATCTCGCGGCTCATGCCGTTGTACATACTGCCGCCGCCATAACCACGCTCATAGTCCCCGCCATAGCTTACCGGATCACCCATGCGCGGTGCATCGTAGTCAAAGCCTATTCTGCGGCGCTCATAGTAATCATCCCGGTAGTTGTCGCGGTATTCATTGCGCGGCGCGTAACGGCCATTGTCGTAATGCTCGCGCCCCCGGCGGTCACGGTATTTGTCCTGCGGCTGATAGTCGCGGATTCTCATTATGCGGTCGGTTCTGCTCATGTTGTCGCACCTCCTGTTGCCGCGTTAACTGCGGTAAGATTGTTGCTCGGAGAGCAACACGGGTTTCCGATCATGCGGAACGTTGCGCCCGTTGAGTTCGTGACAACGATGGTGCTGTACTTCGTCCGCGTCCGCACTCCGCACGCTGTCACCTGTGCACAGCAGCGGTTTGTCAGCGGAAATTGAGTTGTCCCCGTGCCGATGGTGAACACGACCGGCGCGTTGATCGTCGCCGTCGCGGGTATGGTCTGTGCCAACACGATACAGTATTTCCCGCCGTTGGTATAGCTGCCGTCCGGGAGGTTGACAACTACGTTGCCATCGGCAAACGTTATCGCTTGGCTGAGTATCAGCTTTGGGCAAAGCTGACATACGGGTTTACATGACATAGTAATCTCCTTTCAAGGGCGGGTTATCCCCGCCCCGATATCAGTTTTGCTTAATAGTTGCCGCAGCCGCCGCAACCGTTCGCGCCATACGAATAGGGGTTCTGCACCTGATACGCCGGTATGGGTGCAGGGCGCAGAGTGTTGACAAGGTAGTTATTCTGCGCCGCCTGAGACGCCGCGAGCTTCAGTGTGGAGTTCTCCGCCTCAAGCTCACGCAGTCGGTTGTTCGTGAGGAAGTTGAGAATTTCTCTCGTCCCCGCGTTCTGGTTGTCGGTTATGTCACGTGCTGCGTTCTGGATGGTGTTGCGCGTGTCGCAAGCCTGCGTTGCCATGTCATAGCGCACCTGCGCGATCGCCTGTCGGTTCTCGCAGCAACATTCCTGTGCCTGCATCTGCATGGCGTTAAGCTGCTGCATAAGTGCCGCCTGCTGATTGCATCGGGCAAGCTCCGCCGCAGAGAATCCGCTCGTCACGGCCTGCGTCACACCGGCAAAGCCGTTAAGCATTCCAGTGTTCATCGCGTAGAAGCCGTCACAAACGCCGTTGTTCACCGCGTCGATCTTGCGCTCAACGTTCGCAAAGTCGGAGGCAAGGACATAGCCATCGGCTACACCGCCGGAATTGCCGCCGCCGAAGCCATAGCCGCCGTTGCCCCAACCGAAGATCAGCGCGAAGATGATGATAGCCCACCATCCATCACCGCCGAACATTCCGCCGCGATTGGAATTACCGTCGCCCTGCCCGGCGAGAAATCCGCTCATAAAATCGTCTGCCATAAAAAGTCTCCTATCAGTTTATTTACATCCGAGCCGTACGCTCTCGGTTGCATCCAGTGAGCGGCTTTTTGTCAAGATGCCGTGAACTGATAGAATATTTAATTGCAAGCTTGCCACAAGCCCGCCTTTATGCTATACTTATTTATAGAAGAACTTACGTTCTTGCCGCTTACCTGTTCCGCTGCTGCAACAGCGGAGCGGGTTTTTATTTACATCAAACCGATATTCTTAGCGACTTGCTCAACTGTCATGCCGCGATCTTTCGCCATGTTCTCGGCCATCTGTTTGAGCTGTTCCGGATTTTTCCCCTGTATCATGCTGTACGCTTGCTGCATTCGCGGATTCCTCCCCGCCATCTGCTGTATAAGCGTCATGGGATTGCCGCCGCTACGGGCAAGGTTTATCAGCCCTATCATTGGGTTATTCATCGTCGTCTGCCCTCCGTTTCTTCTTAGGTGTCAACTCCGCCCGGAGCGCGTCAAGATCGGCTTTTGTCGCATACTCCACCGGTGCAGACTGTTCCGGTATATACCGCTGGAACTCGAAAAAGTCGGATGATCCGGTCTGCTGGTTAAATCGCTTGAGATAGATCATGCCGTGCCCCAAGTCCGGCATTACGACACCAAGAGAGAAATAGTCCGTGCTCGTCGCTACGGCCTCCTCACGGCTTGTCACGGGCTTGCAGACGTACCCCGGCGGTGCTTGCTGTACCTGCTGCATAGGCCGCTGATAACCGCCGTAGAACTGTTGCTGTGGCTGTTGCGGGGGCTGTTGGTAATACTGTGGGTAATCCATTACGTCACGTCCTTTCTGCTGATATTCTCGCATAAAAAAAGAGGGCTAACCCATCGGTTAGCCCTCATCAACACATTATTTAGCCATCAATCGCGGCAGCTATTTTGTTTTTTATGCTCCGTATACGGCGCTCGACTTTCTCGGTGCCGTACAGCTCGGTTTCCGTTTGAAGAGCAAAGGAAATTTGCAAGATGCTCATTCCCCGCGCCCTCATGCGGAATATGGTCAACTCCTCGTCGGTAAAGCCGCAGTCGCGTTCAAACTGCTCCCTTAGTGCTCTCGGAAATTGCAGCTTGTTCTTCTCCCCCGGCGTTATCAGACTGGTTTTTATTTCTGCTGTTGTCGTTAGCCTCACTTCCTATGTACGCATTATATAGCATGTCTACAAGGTTTGCTGATCGCTGGTTCAGCCCATTCAAGCGGCAGAAATTTTTCACGGATTCTTTCATCTGTCCTCCGTTTTTGTCGGTTTACAAGGATTTTAAGCTTGCGTCGGAGTATTACTTGGTCTTATTGTACTCAGCCGTAGATATGCCGATGACCGCGCCCGCAAGGACACAGACGGCGCTGATGACCTGCGCGACAGTGCCGGGGTCATACCAGCCGAACAGCGGCGCGACGGTGCTGTAAAACGTGCTGACGGCGGGCAGGACAATGACTACCAGCCACTTGAGAACATCGTATACTTTGTTGGAAAGCTTCATATTATTACCTCATTTCAAAAAATCGTTTTTCTTCAAACGTCCATCATAGACGTTTTTAAGATACTGAATTGTGTGTGTAGCGCGGTTGTTTTCGTAGTTCGGATGCGTGTCGCAATAGTCTTCGTACCGGTCTATATCGAGCAAGATATCAATCCAGTGCTCTTCCGTGTGAAGAATCTCGCGCCGGACTTCGTCACCAAACCGCAAGATACGGCTGCGGGATTCGTCCGCTTTTGCCGCCGCGTCCTGCTGAATGTGCTGCTCAAGCTTGGTGTCAAGACTGGTGAGCTTGGCTATGACCTGATTGTTTGCTTCTTCTCGCTCTTTCTTGCTGTTTCTGCGTGCAAGGATAAGCGAGAATATCCCGGCAATTATGGCCGCGCCGCACGACGTGATAAACGCTTTTAAAATTTCCATTTCTTTTCCTCGTCTGTATGTTTTGGAAGTTGCGCTATTATCTCATGCGTTATCGCCTCCCGCTATGCTTTTGTACGTCGCCGCGCCGCAGATGCCGTCAGCTTCAAGGCCGTGCTCCGCCTGATAGGCCATGAGCATGTTACGAGTGCGCGTTCCAAACTCTCCGTCTATCCACTTTGGATCATAGCCGAGATATTTCAATGCTGCCTGAAGCATGGCGACGACTACGCCGGTCTGGCCGTCCTCCAGCATGGGCAGCTCGACGGTGACGAACTGCGTCGGTTTCACCGGGGCCGGTTTCGTGTCCGGTTCTGCCCCGGTGTACCGCAATACGCAGTCCCACGGATAGTTATAGTACCCGCGTGTATATATCTCGCGCCCGGTCTGGTCGCCGGTCTGCCCTCCGGTCGTAGTGCCATATTCGTTGATGCTTGCCTGCACGAGCTGTCCGCCGCCGATATACAGGGCGGTGTGGTGGACGTGGTTTAAGAGCACATCCCCACGCTCAAGCCCCGCGCCGGTCGAGAGGTCGACGCTGCCCGTCACGTCCTCGAATCCGCAGCGCAGCATGTCCCCGCGCATGTTGCCGGTATAGGTGCAGCTTAGGGGCAGTCCCGCTCTCTTGAAGCAGTCTATTACAAGGCTGCTGCAATCGTAGTCAGGCCCCCAGCGGTTGGCCTGATCGTAGCCGTGGCTGTCGTCCGCCGCTATCTCCAGCGCGCGGGTCACGGCATTTTCAATAATTCCCATGGTGTCCTCCTCATGTCACTCTCGTAAATCTTGAGAGTAGCCACCCTGTCGGGTCTACGCTCTCGCGTGCGTCTTCCGTCAGCAAGCCGCTGTCGGTCTTATCGTCGTCAGGCATCACTCGTCACCTCCGTCCATCCGTATACACCTGGCTCCCATACGTTGCCATCAATGTCAGATATCCATATTTTTCCGTTGTGTTTAACCTTGTCTCCCTTGGCGTAGGGGTTTGTGCTGCTCGGCTGCTCCCAATCGGGTATCACTCCCGGCGTGGGTATCAGTACCTTTGCCCAAAGCGACGGTGCATCCGTGGGTGTCCATGTGCTCTGCGATGTGTGAGCTTGCAGGCATTTATAAAGTACGCCGCCGTACATTACTCTGTCGCCTGCGGCATAACTTATGCCATCGCCGCGCCACGCAGGAAAGATGATAGGAACAGTCAGCGCCTGTTCGTCCGTCAGCATCGCACCCGCGCCGTTAATAGCCGCGCGGAGCTTCTGTGCGCTGCTAAGATAACTCATGCCGTCTCCTCCTCATTCACCACGCCCAGCAGGTCAAGTGCGGCGCGCATGTCCTCAACTTCAGCAGAGCTACCGCCCTGCTTTATCTCTGCGATTTTGGCAAGGATCGCGTTCTTCCGTTTTTCTATCGTCATTCAGCGTTCACCCCCAGCGCTGCTTCTATCTCGGATAATGCGTTTTCGTACTGCGTGTTCTGTGCCGTTACGTAAGCTGCCTGCGCCGCGAAAGCTTCGCTTAAATCTTTCCACGGAGCGATGAGCTTGCAATCCGCTCGGGTAAATTCGCCGTTTTCGGATACCCACCTGTACCCAACAGGTTTGCACCGATAGCTTTCTATAAACTCAGAGCATTTGCCGTTGAAAAACGGTTCTTCATATTCGAGTAGACCGCCGGTATCTGTGGGATAACACTTGAATCCGTCATTTGTGTCGATGTAGATTTTCATGTTACCCCTCCTTATTCAAGCCAAATCTTATCCGTGACGATCGTTTGCAGGTCCATCCAGCCATATACACGAATGCCGAGAACGGCGGATGTGATTCCAGTAAGTGGCATCCTGAATACGCCAGTTTCGCCGGTAGTGACCGGAATTTCAAGTCTTGCAATCGTATTGCTCTCGGTAAAATCATACTGATCTGCTGCATAAAGCCACGCTTTATTACTGGCGTTGGTGCCGGTATTCGTTATGATATTTGCGCAGAAATACTCGAACTCACCCTTGGTCACTTTCTTCTTGGTGTAGAAGTTGCCGCTGAATGACCAATTGTTACTGCCCTCACCGAAATATGTCCTGTTGCCGGTTATGGTTACGGTGCTGTCGCCTATCGTGACATAGTTCGTGTCATTTGCAGCAAAGCCGCCTGTTAAGGACGTGTTCTGATCGGAGCCTGCCTCCCAGAGTATCGTTTCAAACATCAGCGTTACAGTCTCGACCTGTCCCTCTGCGGTGATTGATACTGCTTTGCTCTTGCTCTTGCTGCCGCTGACCGCCTTAACAGTCCACGTCCCGGCATACGGGATAACGAACAGCGCTCTTCCGGTGGTGTCTTTTGCCGTCAGTGTCTTCGCGCCATCAGTGCAAGTACAGGTTGAACCGGTGGGATATGTGACTCCGATGACGGCGTAGACTTTGGCGCTGCTGCCGCCCCTGCGCGTTATAAAAGCTTCACCCATTACTTTCTCACCACCTTAATTTGAATGGCGATATCAACAGTTGGCTTTTCTGCCGCATAGACCGTGAGTTTATTTTCAGCCGTGACCATTCGATAAATGTTCGCAAATGCTTCAATTTCGGTTTCTGCGGTCTCGAAGGTGCTTGATGCGATCATGTCAACGAAAGGATTGTCATCGGCGGTCAGGCCGGTTACAGTGACATCGTTTGTGTATGGTGTCGCGTCGCCCGTCCATCCCGCGGCGGTTATCGTTGCGGTAAAAGTCTGTGACACTGCGCCGTCTGCAATCTTAGGAGCTGTTACAACGCCATCCGCAAGACTTGCGGTTCCTATGCTCCCCGCGGTTATGCCGCCTGTCGCATTGGTGATGCCGCGACCGTTACCGCCATTTACTATAATCGTTGCAATGGGGATGGTCACTGCTGCCGTCGGCTTTTCTTTAGCCCATATCTCAAGATAGCCGTCAAATGAGAACGACAGCGGCGCGAAATTGCCGCTCACTGCGTCGCTCTGGTTGAATGCCACTATCGGGAAATCGTCTCCCGTCGCGCCGCTGACCGTGATCTGCGCTTTGTAACTGTACCCCGCAAGGGAAGTATCGTCCTGCGTCCATGCCGATACGGCTATCACCTGATTCTCGACATATTGCGCGGAGATATCCGCTGCGCGGATTTGGCCGTAGTTTACCCATTCATTACGTAGGCCGTCGAATATGTACAGGTTATAGGGTGTAATCGCGCCCACGCTGTAAGCGTCGCCGACATTCTGCGGTGCGGATGCCTGCAACGCGGCAACTGTATCAAAATGACCTAATATTTTGAGATTGCTTCCAAACGGCACAGCGCCGATGTTTTCGCGTGCCTGAGCTTTCTGTGATTCAGACAGACCCTGTTCAGCGTTGAATCTGACTGTGCCTGTCCATGTTTCTTCCATTTCTTGAGCCAGAAGCGAACTACGGAAGTATTCTATTGCCATGTTTCCACCGCCTAATAGTAGATTATGAGGCATCCCTTATAACCGGCGGTTCCGGCACTCCCTTTGCCGCCTTTACCGGGGATGTTAGATTCTTCTTGCGTGTACGTTGTAATAAGGACGTTATAAACGTCATTCCACCAGTAATGATTTGACGCTCCACCGCCGCCCCCGCCACCGGAACCGCCGTTGCCGCCAGAGCCGTAAAGCTCAACAGTTGGCTGCGTCTCTGTAGCATCTGCACCCGCGCCGCCCACGGGCCATTCAAAGTCCCCATTTCCGCCTGTAAGGTTTGTTGCATCATGGCCATTCGCTCCGGCAGCAGCTCCGCCGCCGCCGTTTCCGCCAAAGCGCCACGTCATATTTTCGTGATATGCGGTCGAATAGCTCCGCGCTCTGACGGCCTGCATCTTTCCGCCCTTGCCGCCCTTATATGTGACGCCGTTATACACAAGATCGCCGCCGTCTGTGGCTCTTTGCGGCGATGCGCCTATAGCCGGATTACATCCACCGTTGCCGCCGTCAGCGCCGGAAACGCCGTCGTTTCCGGGCAGCGCATAGACCGCGCCGGAAAACAGTTCAACAAATCCAGAGCTTGAAGCACTGCCGTTTGCCGACGAATAAATATCATCGGCTGCGTAAAGCACCGTATTTCCGCCGACGTTCTTATAGCGGATAAACGCGAGACTTTCGCAGTCGATAGTCACGGAATACACCTTGCCGCCTGCGCCACCCTTGCCGCCTTTACCGCCTTTGCCGCCCGCGCCGCCCGCGCTGTCGTTACCGTAGCCGCCTGTTTCGCCATTTTCGCCGGTCGCACCGTCTGAACCGCGACCGATCAAGACGCAGCGGATTTGTGGGGCATCTTTTTGAAAGACGCTGCCCGGGATATCCCATCGCTGTTCTGTGTCCGTCAGTTCGAGAACCGCACGGCGGGCAAACGATGATCCCCCGGCAGCAGGTGTGTAATTCGTGATAAAATCACACTCTGCACGCCGAAATGATGATGTGTTCGTAAGCATTCTCGAAAGAAACCCTATCATTTTTTCTTTGAACGGATTTTCGATATTATATCTGCGCCCAACACGTTCTTCGTCAACGACTATCGCTTGTGTGACAACTGTTGTGTTGAAATAATAGCTGCTGATTCGCGCAAGGCAGTTTTCGCTATTTGCTGTTGTTATCAGTGTCGCATCTTTTACAGTGACGACCTTTTCAATACGCGCGTCGGAATTTTCTTCGACAAGTAGCTTCGTGTTATGGACATACGGCTTGCCCGTGAGTATGCCGGAGCCTTGAATGATTGCGTAATTCGTGCCCTTTTCGGAGATAGTCATGTCACCCGACGCGGTGATAGAATCCGGGTATATCGGATGGTCAAAAGTCACTGTGGTCTGCGCTAATGACTTGCCTTGAGTGTCGTAAAGAGTTTCTTCTTCCGTGCTCGACAGATAATGATAGCTATGTTCGGTAACTTCAACGCGGCTCGCCGTATCGCCGTACTTTATCGAACCACTGTCAAAGATTCGGCCTCGCGGAATGTCATATGTGTCACGCGCGCTCAGGAAAATAAAAAGCATTTTCCCCGTGTCGGATTTGGATATTATCACGCCATACGCAACAAGGAGCTGATGCAGGTTGTTCCGACGCGTGTCATACGGCAGCCAACCATAAACCTGTTGTGAAGCAACTTCCGGATCAATTTCGTATTCGTATTCCGTGCCGAGAATTTCGGCAAGTACCACGTCGAATCTTTGGCCAGTATATACGCCGCCAACGTGCCGCTGGTTGTCCATCATCCCGACCGCCGAAACACAGTTAAATTTAAAGAGATCGCCGCTCTCCCTTGTCACCGATTCACAGTAAAACGCCCCCGTCTGGCGCCCGTCATTGAAAAACCTCGTCGGCGTTCCATAGGGGACATCACGAATGTCATAATTCCATTTGCTGCATATAATTTTCCCGTCAGCAGACAGAATCCCGTCATAAACATTATTGTCTTGAGGGAGTATCTGGTATCTGACATAAAGGGCATATCTGACGGTCGGCATGAATTGATCTATATACAGCTCTTCGCCAACAGCAGATATGCCCGTTTCTTCGAGAACTTCTTTTATGGCGTCGTTCTCAAATGTTAAAATTGGTGATTCGACGTCACCAATTACAATCTTATTCGGAATTGCAAACATCGAATCACCTTTCTATAAGCGGAAATGCGTCAAAAGTCCACCATTCGTGGCCGTCCATGCTCATCACAAGCGTGGCCACGTTATTATTTGAATACATCTGTACGGTCTCTATTGCGCCCGTATAAGGGTTTGAATATGTGACCGTCACATATTCCGGCAGCATAGCCGCGCAAGCTGTATGAGCGTCGTCGTCCCAAAGATCACGCAATTGGACATCCAAGCGGTACTTTGTTGCGACCCTATCGCGGTACATGTACGCGTCAAGCGTTCGGCCAGCATTGGGGCCGTCGCTGTCCGCGCGTGTCACCTTGAACCCCTCGGCAGTTACCCACTTAGAGAAGTCGACGCCGTCTATTTCAAAAACAAACATATTAGTCCACCTCTATAAGCGATTTGCCGTGCATTCTGGTTTCGCGTTTCGTGTAGCTGTGCAGCTGCTTCGATACGCGAACGCCGTCAAGCTCTACCACCGGATAAACCTCTATCGGGCTGCTGCCGCTATCCTTGCCGAACCTGTCAAGAAAGTTGCTTAACTTCTCTGCAAGCTCCGGGGTTATGCCGGTATAGCTGCCGCTGACCGCGTTCGGGGGAACTACCGTGCCCATAGCGACGGCGGGAAGCGGGGGCATTTGGATATTAGCAATACGCGACGCAAGCGATGACGGCATATCGTTGAAGCTCTGGAGCATACCCGCAGAAATGTTTTTCATTCGCTGCATGAGGCCACCCTCAGAATCTCCTATGCCCTCTTCAATGCCCGCGCCTATATTTTCGCCTATCTGGTCGCGGAACGCTTTAGACGGCGAGTGTATGCCAAGCACAGACTTTGCCGTGCTTAACAGGCTCTGTGCAAGGCTTGATACGGTGCTTTTCAGCCATTCCCAACCGGCATTAAGGCCATCGCGTATGCCGTTTACAATGCTGCTGCCGATTGACGCCCAGTCCAGAGACTTTGCGTTGTCCATAAGCTCTTGAAGCTTACTAATGGTCTTGTCTTTGATCTCCGTGATTTTATCAATCACCGGCGCGATCTTCTCGGTAATGCCTAAGCCTAAGCCGTCCATGAGATAGCCGCCCATTTCCTGCATGACCTTTGACGGGGAACCGATTTCAAAAGCGGCTTTGAAACCGTCAATAAACGGCTGGAATATGTTCTCTTTTATCCATTCGCCTATACCGGCTATGGCGTCGATTATGCCGTTGAGCAAGCCAAGAACGATATCTTTTCCGCCGTCTGCGGCGTGTTCGTTGAAGAAGTTAACAATACTTTCGTATACGCTTCCAATAAAACTGCCGAGAAGCGCAGAAACCGCAACAAATGCCGCACCAAGCAAATTAAGCGCCGCTGTTGCCACTCCTGCCCAATCTATGCTGTTAACGATGTTAACAAACTGGTTCCATATCTCGGCACCGACAAGCGCCCAATCGACTTGACTTATAGCATCAGCTATACCGTTTAGAAAGCCTATCGCGAATTGGGAAAAGCCCTGTGCGAGCGCGCCCCAATCGAAATTGAGGAAAAAGCCCACAGCTCCCAAGAGCAAAATGCGGAATTTCGCCGTAAACAATACGCCGAGATTCGCCCAATCGACATTTGAAATTACATTACTTAGTAAAACAGCGATTCCACCCGCAAGCGCCGCCCAGTCGAACGTTGTAATCGCCGTTGCAAGAAACGTAAGCGCACCATTGAGGTAATAGCCGATCTTTGAGCCAATGCCCGCCCAGTCGACGGACGCTACCATTTCATTAAGCTTATCCGTGAGTATAGTTGCAGCTTTTGCCCATTCACCGGCTTTCAGCGCGGCGGCGATTCTCGCCGGGAGACTATTGGCGTCGACTTCAACATCTTCAAACATGTTGTCGGCTCCACCGCCGCCACCGCCACCGCCGCCGGAGTCGTTGTCCTGCAAGACATTCAGTTCGTCGATGCCCATCAGCTGCTTTTTTGCTTCTTTGGCATTATCCGCCGCGCCGCCAAGCCCGGATGACAGTTTGTCCGTGTTTGTTATGGCACGTTTGAAAGTGCCTCTGCCGGATATCGCGGCCATAAACGCCGCCACAGCAGCGGCAGCTGCGTTAAGCCAACTGATGAGCGTTTGCAGCATGGGAGCAACAGCATTGAGGATTGGCGCGAATGCTGCGCCCCACGACGCTTGCAGACCGGATAACGCGGCCTTAAGCCCGTTTATGCTTGCGTTTGTCTCTGTGTCGTACTGTGCAAAATTCTGTATTCCCTCTGTTATGTATTTCCTAAGCTTATTAAACAGCGCATAAAGTGAACGTATTCCCACACCGAACGCGAGGACACGCTTCAAACTGCTTCCGAAGCTATCCCCAATGTTCTTTACTGCACCGTCGATATCTCCGCCTTTTGAAAACAGCGACTTAGCACGACCTTTCAAGCCCGAAACTGCCTCAGAAATCTTTTCTTTGAAGTTAGAGCGTTTCCCCGCTGCTGACAATTCCTGCGCCAGTTCCTGTGCTTTGGCGCTCTGCCGTTCCAACTCTGCCGTCTGCTGCTCGAGTGTTGTTTGCAGCTTACTGTCTTGCGCTTGAAGCTTTTGCACGGATTTCTCTTTTGCTTGTAAAATCTGCTCTTGCTGCGCAAGCTCCGCCTTTATTTGCGTCTGTTTTTGCAGTTCGACGTTGAAAGTGTCCGGGTCGGTAACTCCGCCGGGGCTTGTCTTATATTCGCTCTCGGCAAGAGCGGACTTAAGCTCTTCTATCCGTGCCCGTGTTTCGTCCGCCTCCGTCTGCGCTTCTTTAAGCTGATTCACAATGGGTGTTCGTGCCGCCTCGGTCTTTGCCATGCTGTCTTTCAGCTTTCCGATTTTGCTTACAAGCTTATCAAGGTCTTTTGAGGCTTGGCTGTCATCGAGTTCGACCGGGAATCTCAATTCAGTTGCCATTTATCCGCCTCCTGTCCATTTCTTTAGGATTTCTTCATCTTCCGCCGTGTACTTTTGCGGAAGATTTATAATCTCTCTATTCTGCCTTAACCACTCGCGTTCATATTTTTCAAGTTTCTTGCCCTTTGAGAGTTTTGAACGGATATTGACGATCTGCGACATAACGCACTCGCTCATTTCCATATATGCGCTCAGAAACGACCACCAGTGAAGATACTCCACCGTGCGAGTTTCATAACCAAGCACACGGTTTACAGGCGCGATGATATACGGGAAATCTTTTTCCCAATCCATCAAACGCGGGCTTTTTTTCCCCGGTGCTTGACCGGCATTGATGAACCAGAAGCATTGTTTTAATGCTTCTTCTACGTTGTCCGGTATGTCCTCATAAAGCATAATAATTGCGTCCTCGGCGCGCTCTGCGGCGGTCAAAGACGTATCATTAAGCATGGTTATGATATCGAGCGCAACGCGGTAATCGCTTCGTATGGCGTATTCTGTGCCGTCAACAGTGAGTGTTGTGGGCAATGTGTAAAACATTACTTTTTCTTCATATACTTGGCCGTGTATTTATCAATACGCGGTAGGGTTTTCTTCTGCTGTTCATCCATTCGGGCGTAAATCTCATCGAACAGCGCAAACATAAGATTGCACCATACCGGTGTTCCCTCGGCATACGACATGACATTCATGCTACCGTATAGCGGGGTACATACGTCCATGCCAAAAAGGCCGTCGATTTTCTCTCGAATTTCACCGTCAGCCTTGCGGAACGTATCGAACATTTCGCCGATGTCCGTCAGTTCGCTTATTGTTTCCCCGCATTTTTCTTGAATCTCACCCATCTGCTGAATAGCTGCCGCCGCCTTTGCGGCAAATCCAAAGTCGGACAGATTCAGCCACACGGTGACTTTGCCGTTTATATCAATCTCTTCGAGATTTGTGTCAAATTTAAGCTCTGCCATGTTAACCTCCTTAATTAGTTAAGGGCGCGTATAAAACGCGCCCCTGTTGATTATGCTGCCGCCGGTGTAAACTCGATTGCGCCGTTACTGCCCTTGGTGGCGCTGCCGATAGTGCGAGTGCCGCCGAAAGTGACAGTAATAGGCATACCAGCGCTGCCGCCGCCCTCGCCGCCGAGACCTGTTACCTCGATCATGCTGGATTCGTAGCGCTCGGCAAACCCGGCGTAGCTGTGAACGATCAGCATATCCTGTGCCGCAAGCGCCATAGCGTCTTGTTTGACAACTGCGAGATTCCAGATGTGCTGCTGTGCGGCGTCGCCGCTGTCCATTTCGCACGGCTCGAAGCTCTGCGTGATAACAGGCTTTTTCATAGTGCCGTAGGTATCGCCGAGTATGTCTTTCTTGCTCTCAGTAGACCAGTCGTATTCCTCGGAGCTGTCCTCGACGCGCTTACCGAGCGGAGACCATACCGGACTTTCATTAGTGCCGGTATTAAGGTAAGCAATGAGCAGTTCACGGGCTACGGCCTGTCCCGCCGTGGTAGTCCATGTATATTCAGCCATTTTTAAATCACCTCGTAAAGTAAAGTTAAAAGGATCTGATGATCCTCAACATCGCCCTCATATCGGACGAAAAGTGCCGCCGCCGTATCGCGCTTGACCTTCTTAACGGTAATGCCGTCGGCTATGGTCAGACTGCCGCTGTTCTGCTCTGCCCATTCGCCGTATTTATCCAGCACCTCGTCAGCAGTTATGCGCTCGTCGGCGTCTGTTGCCGTCGTGCGGTAAATGATTTTGAACTGGTACTGTGCCTGATATGTGCCGTCTATAAACTGCTTGGTCTTGTACGCCGCCTGTATGGTGGATATACAAAGACCGCTGCTCTTGCCTAACCATTCAAAGTCAAGCTTGGACAGCGGTTTATTTGGGTACGTATTCAGCCATTTCCGCACTGCGCGGCTCACATCTGCGTTTTCCGACGCAGAAACTAACGTTTTCGGTTTTTCTTCTTTATTCAAGCCACAATTTCACCGCTCTTTCCCCGACAAGCGCCCACTTCTCAGCGTTTTCTTCATAAGACGCTTCCATCCAGTGTGCTTGTGCCTTTGGATGCATATCCGTTGTAAACACAAGGTCTTTATCAATCGCGTGGAGCTTTGCGCCCTTGCGATGTCTCCATCCCACGTCCTTGATATAAACTGCGTGACGCCCCATTTCGTCTACCATGACCTTACCGGCATATAAATACGCGGCCTGATCGCCGGTATAAACGATCTCATTACCGTCGACGCGGGCGAGATTGGAGAATGCCCCGGTAAGCGCCGGGACATAAGGCGTCGTGTCTTTGAGCGCCTGTGTAGCAACGACGGCTTCGGCAGCGGTGCAAGCTACTTTGAACTCGCGCCCTTTGATAACCTTGATCTTGAGCGTGATTTTCATTTGCCACCCACCTGCCAGTGAGCCATATCCCCGCCGAAGTCCCGGATATCGACCGTGGACACATCATAGACATATTCATGCGCCTGCCGCAGCTCCTTTAGGCTCATTTGCTCTGAGATTTCGCCCTTGGCAAAATACGTCGATGTGGAGCTGCTTTCGCCGCCGCTGTCAAGCGTCCAGAACTCGCCGGGATTGTCAGCCGCATAGAACGCTTTCGGCTCCTTATAGCGCTTCACATCGCCCGTGGTGCTTTCTGCCGTGACGGTGAACGGAATATAGAGCGTCGCCGCGTCCGCGTCTGACAAGCCCGTTTTCGCGATGTTAGCGCCCTTTGAGATATCGAGCAGCACACCGCGCAGTATCGTGATGTTATAGTGCTTGTCGAGGTCGTCATCTTCCCATACGTTAAAAACAGTCACAACATGAGGGAACACAACAACCACCTCCCCGGTATAAGAGTCCGGTGTGCCCAAGATACTGCATTACGATACCGGCAAGCGTCTCACGCGCTGCCGCTGCCGTCTCCGTGCCGCTCTTATATGTTTTGCTCCAAGCACCCACGGTCTGACTTTGCAGCTCGCCGCCGCTCATGCTCTGCGTCTGCGCGTTCTCGATGATCTGATACTGTTCAGCAAGCGCACAGCAGCACATTTTCAGCTCGTCGCCGGTGTACGTTTTAGCCTTGCCACGCGTGTAATAATCGAGAAAGGAGCTTGCCCGCGTTGCTGCACGGGCAAACTCTTCTTCGGTTAGTGCGCTGCCGAGATAGGTGGTCGTGTAATATGTGTAATCAGCATACATCACGCTCACCTCCGGTTATCAAGAGACGGTAACAGCCGCTGTGCCGGTCTTAGTGCCGTCCTGCTTGGAAGTTGCGGTGACGGTCAGTGCAGTGTTGGTCTCATTGGAAGCGATAGTCAGATTGCCGTTTTCGTCAATCTTAGTGCCCGCCTTGACGGCAGAGCTGCCAGCAACGCTCCACAGAACGCCGTTAGACACAGCGCCCTCACCTGCGACAGTCGCAGTAAACACCTTGCTTGCGCCCTTAGCGACGGAAGCCGTCGCCGGAGCGACGGTAACGGTGCTGACAGTACCGGCAGGGGCGTAAACCGCGAACGGGCAGGGATTGGCGATGTTATCGTTGTATGCACTCTTGGGATTGGGGATTTCCCAGCCAAGACGCATGACAGCGCGCAGCGCAACCATGTCATTCTGCATGAGGTTGTACACGATGGAGTTATCAGACGGGTCTTGCACAACGCCCTGATCGAATATCTTGAAAGTGATATCCTGACGGATGGAGTAGACAAGCTCCGTCCAGTCACCGGCAAACATAAGCGCCTTGGTGGTGTCAAATGCGCCGTTGCGGGGGAAGTACATAGGCGAGCCGTCAAGCGCATACGGGGTAGCGCCCTGCATATCGGTTTTGAAGAGCGGAACGCCGTTCAGGTCTTTCAGACCGCGCAGCTTGGCGCGCATCTGGATTGCAGACATGATACCGTTGACGAGATAGCCGCTCTCTTCAACCTTGGCGATAACGCCGCCCTCCGCCATGATATCATCATAGATATAGGGAGTTGCCGCAACGACGGAACCGGCTTTCTTGCAGGTCTCAAGGACGCTATCGCGCCAAGAAGTGGGCTTGTTCGTGCCGAACAGGATAGCGCTGTCAATAACCTTGCCGAATGCCTCAACAAGGCGCGGGCGAACCTCACCCCAGATGTCGTAATCCGCATCGTCAAGGACGGCTTCGGGGATGGGCACGATAACGGCGATCTCTTCGGCATAGATTTTCTTCTTGTCCCACTTCATTTTAGTGGTCTGCTTCATGCCGGTATCGCCGTTGACGAAATAGGCAGTAGGCAGCATATCCAGCACGTTCATGGTCTGGGTCTTGCTGGTCATGTTGGGCAGTCTGCGCCCCATTTGGAGGACGGCGCTGCCCTCGGTAACCCCTTGAATTATCTCACGGGTTACGGGTTCGGGGATCAGTCCCGAAAGGTCAGTTCTGTTGACAATGTTTGTAGCCAATGTTTATACCTCACTTATCTAAATTTGCCCCTTATGAGGGCGTTCATTGCGTCGTTAGCACCATTTGTGCCCCCGGCGCTGCCTCCGACGTGTGCGGACATGTCCACGCGCACACCCGCGGGCTTTCTTTCCTTGAGGAAAGCGTCTGCCGCTTTCTCAAAGCTCACAGTATCGGTCACTTTCTGCCCGATCTTGAAACAGTAAAATTCAAGCTCGTCAGCGCTCACGCCCTTTGATGTCAGATACTTTTCTCTCTCATACTGCGTGATTTTTGCTTCGGCGGCAAGGCGCGCCGTTTTTTCGGTGTCGCGCTCTTTCTCAATGTCCTTGAGCTTTTCCGCTTCGCTCTGCTGATTTGCTTTCCAAGCGTTATATGCTTTCAGCTCGTCCTCGCTCGGCATTCCGCGCGTGGCTCTTGCAAGCCTCTTCGCAACAATGGTATCGACCTCCGCTTGTGTAAAGGTCTGTTCGCTCCCGGCAGCGCCGGTGTTGGTGTTGACATTCTCTTCTGCCATAAATAAACCTCCGTTTACCGCCCGTCGGCGTATTCCGTTTTGTGCCCGTCGGCATATCAAAAAGTGGCTATCGCATTTCTGCAATAACCACTGAATGAACATATTAAAATAACGTTTCGCCTAAATAGAACGGTGTCCCATCGGAAAACCATTCCGCAACGCTTGAAACGTTGGATCGTGCCTTGCTCGTCGGCGCAGCGTTTCCGTGTTGGCGGCGCAAGCGGGATTTGAACCCACAACAACGGCGTCAAAGGCCGTTGTGTTACCATTACACCATTGCGCTATATATTGCATGGCCGCTGTTGAGCAGTAGCGACGCGGTATTTATATCCCCCACCGCTTGGGGCATAGAAAGGAGAAGAAAGGAAAAGAAGGTGTATTCGCTCTCTGTCATGCTTTTAGATAAATGGGCATAGAAAAAGCACCGTGTGTTTACACAGTGCTTAAAAACTATATTTCGGTTATGTCCGCGATGTCTGCGAGATCAACAAAAGAGCTCGTCCCTACTACGATATAGTTTATGAACTTATCGTACTCATCGTCTAACTCACTGTAAACATGGCATACGCCTTTAACCTCTTTCCCGCTTGTCAATTTCACAGAAACTAATTTGAGGTTAAACGGTGCTATGGAGTGTATATCATACATCAGCTTTTGTCCCTTTCTCATCCGCATAAGCGGGAACAATGTGCCAGCCCTTTTTCAGACTATAATGAATCGTAAAACAGGTTGTATCAATCCATTCCCCGGTATATAAACCTACTGTCTTACCAATAATCTTGTCGTTGGCAGTTATTAGCTCTGACGGCTTCCATATCCCGGTTTTTTTGTCTCTCAATATGAGCCCTGTACCCGAATACTTATTAAAAAGATCGGTTAGTTCATCCTGCGTTGCGGTAACAACACTCGGGCCGTATAAGCCTTGTCTCTGCTGCCTCTGGGCATACATATTGTACTCATTCGTGCCGACATAATGCCCGTTCTGCCGTCCGGTGTTCATCTCATGCGAATATTCGTTCTTTATCTTTTGCCGGATAGGCAGGTCACGGAGATACGCATCAACATTACCGCTTTCACTACCTGTATTATACATTCCGTTGGCTTGCTTGGCAAGCACGTTGTATTGTTTGTTGATCAACTTCGACTCAGATACGCCGAACTCCGGGATGTTTCCCCGCTCGAGCTGTTCACGCAGCCCTGCCGCCTTGCTGAATGTGTGGTATTCGTCGTTTAGGCGCTTATAGCGTACTGCAAGGCTTGTGTATTCCTCGTCGTCGCCGCGCGCCTTGGCGGCTATCGCCTCGCGCTTGACCTTGTGCAGTGCTGTTTCAATCTGCCGCTGTTTCTGCGTCGCTTCGTACATGGTATATTTCCTGCCCTCAAACTCAAACGGCGGCGGATCGAGGTTTTCTAACTCTTCGTCGGTATATGTCCGCTCTGCTACGCCCTCAACAAAGGCATGGTACAAATGTCGGCAGTTAACGCCGCATAGGCCGTCCACTTGGTCAAGCCCGCAGACTTCGTATATCGACGGGTATTTGTCGTTGACGTGTATCGAATACACGCGGCCTTGCCATTTCTTGTGGCTGCTCCACGGATTAGGATAATCCTTATCACGTGCGCCCCTGTGTGCTGTGACCTCTCTATAAGGCGTATTAAGCAGCTCGGCGGTCTGCTCGCTATACTGCCGTGACAGTTGCGTTACCCCTGTCATAACCGCCCGGCGCGCGGCGACGTCAACGCGGTTATGCCATCCGGAAGCGTATTCGATGTACTGCACTCCGCTGTCTGTGAGCTGCTTTGTCGCCTCTCTGATAGCCACGTTATAGCTGATCCCGCTCTGCACTTTCATCAGCGCATCATCAAGAACCCGCTCATACATTCCATCGAGGTCGAGCATCTGAATCTGCCCGGCTACACGCACGGCAAAGCCCATTGTGCGCGTAATGTTGCGCAGCTCGCCGCTTGTCTGCGCAGCTATGGCTGCTATCGTGCTGTCGAACGCTTCACGGTTAAAGCCGGTTTGATCCGTTACGACAGCATCAAAATAACGCTGATTCTCGCCCAGCGCGGTACTCCAAGCTTTGGAGAACTCCGCGTCGGTGAGCTTCAGCGTTTTCTTGATGTACTTATTGATGTTATCGAGGTCATAGCCGTTTCTCAACAGTTGCTTTATATGCCGGATCGTCGTTGCCGTCGCCGTCTCGTTATACTTGAACCGGCTGCATATATCGGCTATGAGGTAATCGGCAAGCCGTTCATATAGAACAACAATAGCTTCCGGGAGTTCCTGCATAAACTCCGGTGTAATTGGATACTTCGGCATTACTCATTTTCACCTGATACAAGGTCTTCCATCTTTGGCAACGCTGCCTTTGCGGTCGCTTCATCCTCGTTCATCCATTTAGCCCTAAATTCCCAATGGTTCATAATGCCCATCTGCACCATGCGGGAATCACGGGAAAAATCTGTTTCCTTGTCCTCTATAATGCTGTCGTCGAAATCTATTGTGATTTCAACATCTTCATCAAGTCCCAATTTCATATAGGCGTTGCCCATACGTAGAAGGATTCGGCACAGCTCGACAAGTACGTCCTCAAGAATGATCTCATGCTTCTTTATCGTGCGGAACATTTCGCTGTTTTCGCTGATGATCTGCGTTGCCGTGCTGACATTGCCATTATCATACTTGTAATGGTTTTCACCAAAGCCGCACTTGCTTGACAGCAGATTAAGCATATCCTGTATACCGGCGTTGTGCTCTGATGTGCGCAGGTTCATGTTTATCTCTTTGACAATATCGCCGGGTTGCCCGTCCTCCGGGAGCACATAAAAAACAACATCGTTTGTGTCAAACAGCGGTTCGCCCGTGTGGAAATTCGTCGTAGCCTGTGGCTTGAGCATTACGCGCTTTTTGCCGAGTTGAAACTCATTTACATAGCTGTCATAGGTAAGATCAACGCCCTTGAGCTGATCTGTGGCGTTTGCAAATACCGCTATGCCCATCGGAAGCGTCGGATCAACATTGTTTGCAATGTTCAGCCGGTCAATAACAAACGTCCGCTGTGTAAAAGGCGTATGCACAACAGGCGGGATATTCTCAAACTCCGGAACATCCGCAAGGTTAACTTCGGACAGGCTACCTTTTGTGTCTCTGTATAGCAGATTTTCAATGTCGTACGTGCCGCGTTCGCTGCGCTTATGAATACAGATATACAGATACGTGTCTTTCTTAACAGCTTTATGACTACCGAACGCACATTCTGTAACAATGCCGTTTTCCCATGTAAGCGGCAGGATCAAATCAGCCGGAACGTAATCAATACGTATCTCTCCATCTGTGCCGGTTACTGCGCCGGTCTGGCCGTCGACCTGTACATTAGAGACCGTCGGCACGTATGCCGTCGTTCCTCGCGCTGCTTTCAGCTCCTGCATTTCGTTTATTTTGACGGCGAAATTGTTTCGCTTGAAAACATCATCAATGAACGCCTGTTCTTTCTTGCCCTCAAGGGTGATTTTAACCTTTTCGTTCATCAATAGATTCGCCCAGTCCTCGCAGACTTTCTTTGCCATGCCGAGCGAGTACAGGCGACAGGGGACAGACTTCATACCGTTCCACACCTTATAACGGTGGAACGTCTTAACATAGCCGTCATACCAGCTTTTCCAATTCTCTATGTACGTATAAAAACTTTCGGGCACAGTAGTATAGCCCCGCGCCCGCAACACTTCGTATATGTTCATTTATGCTTTTACTCCGTATACTCTGAATACTTTTTCGAGGGCATATCTTGTGCTGTCGATGGTGTGGTTATCCTTATCCGGATAGCCGCTTATCACATTCCCGTCCTTGTCGCGTTCAAACTCGTAGTTTACAAACTCCTTATAAACTGTTGGCGTTCTCTCTGGGTCAATTACCATCTTTCGTATCTGTAACCACTTCATACCGTACTCAACGCTGCCGGGGCCTTTTATCGCCTCGAACGCATTTACGCCACTTGCTCGGAAGTCTGCAACGCTCTTCGGCTCCGCGCTGTCGCACGTTACCGGATAATCGTCATACCCTGCTTTTTTTATCCATGCCGCATTATCTGCATTGCTGGTTTTGTTATTGCAGTGCTCGTCTATAAAATAAATCGTCTCTCGCGCGACGTCGTAATGCACGCGCACGAACGCGAATATGTCCGGATAATAGCCCCAGTCCACGCCCTGATATATTCTATCAAACCGCTCTATCTCTTCGTCAGTAATGCGCCGAGCCTCGATGTTATCAAACACATTGCCGCCGTCACCGTTGGAAACGCCGAGATATTCATGCTCATAAGCTGCCGGGTTTACCTCTTTAAGGTGTTCCGCGTCGTCGAGGAACATAGTACCTAACCATTCCGGCGGCGCTTCCAAATATGACGAATGATGTACAATGCGGTTTTCGTCCGGCTCTAAGAGCTGCTGATTAACCCAGTTTGCGCGGCTCTTCGGCGGGTTATATGAGCCGAAGAAATAAGCGTCATTGCCGCCACGGAGAACAGACTGTCTCACGCTTCGTTCTTCCGCTGCTCCCGCGAGCTGATCGCGTTCTTCTATCCAGAGAATACCGACATAGCCAAACGGTGGCTTTAATGACTTGAGCTTTACCGGATCGTCACAGCCGCGAAAGTATATCTTCTGCCCGGTCTTGCGGTATGTTATCTCGACCGGCGAAACTTTGAAATCGAAGTCAGTAGACAGCCCCATTTCGTTGATAGCCCATTGTATTTGCGAGTAAACGCTATCTTTAAGTGTGTTCGTCTGTTTTCGGACAACGCAAGCGTGCATTGTCGGGTTGTTTATAAGCAGCTCCGGTATCTTCTCGGAGATATACGACGACTTCAAGCCGCCGCGCCCGCCCTTGAATATGTATGACTTGTTCGGCACTATCTGCCGGTTTATATCAACAAACGCCTTGCCGATTATCTCAGCAGGTATCTTGAACGGCTTATCGTCTGCCGTGCCCTCGCTCGTCCATGTCTCCCAACGGTCAACGGCTCTATCGTCCCCGCTTACGGCTTTTCCGTACACTCCTGCAACAATAGCGGCGTTGCACGTCATGTCCTCGTCGTCTATCGCAAGCCCCACGCGCTTTATTTGCCCCTTGAGCTTATCCGGCGCGGGCTGCTGCGCTATCGACTTTGCGAGGCTTGCAAGGCTCTTGTTAGCTCTCTTGGCCTCTCCTGAGACTATGCCGCCCTTTCGTCCATTTCTCGCCGCCATCTCGCCGCTTTTGAACTGCGTATCGCGTCCTTTTTTTAAGTTCTCGTCCTGTTTGGGATTGCGTGGCATACCCTCCCTCCCTTGAAAATAAAAAATCGCCGTTCTGAATTATCAAAACGACGATTGCTGTTAAATTAAAAATGGCAAGCGAACGGAATCGAACCGTTACCTCCGCTATCACGGTATGCTCCTTTTACACCACGGGCTTGCCACGTTTATTGTACCATGTCTGCCGTACCTTTTCAATAGGGTCATTCATCCCGTATCTGGCGATAGATTCTTTTATCTCGTCTATCTGCTCTTGTGGGTGCTCCTTCGTGTTGTTGCTGTATGGCTTGAGATCGTCAAGCCTCATTGTGATTATATCCATAGCCCCCTCCACTGCTTATGGTGTCCCTCGCCGTAGCTGCTCCTACTCTTTGGGCGGTGTGAAAAGGAGGTAAACCCACCGCCGTGATCGTGCTCAAAACGTCGTCAAGTTCACGCTCTTGCGGTTAAGCAAAAGAGCGCCGGTGCTTTCCGGCGCTCTCTGAGCGTACACATTATACCACTTGACCTTGGCTTTTTAGGCTAAACTTTCACAGCAGCCCAAAATTTCTTGCCGTCTGCTCGATAAACCTGTTATGCCAATTTTTGGCCGTGCCGTAGCTGATGTTACACGCCATCGCCGCACCTTGAAGCGTGTGTGTCTTACTGAAAAACACCATATCTATCAGTCTCATGCGTTCTTCGCCGTCAGTGCACGTCCGTAACGTCGTCTGTATGGTTTTCTCGACGGCGACATATTCCTTCATCTCGATTGGCGGCAGCTCGCATAGCGCCGTGTCCTCAGACGTGCGGTGAACCTCCGAGCCGTGCCCTGCCTCGCTATACGCTGGAGTTATGCTCTGATCGCGCAGCGCTTTGAGATCGTCGCAATGTGCCGGGTAGGCTCTAATAATGGCTTTGGCAAAGCTCCACCATTTGTAACGTGGCTTACTCATGCGCCGCCTCCCATGTTATAACCATCTTTTGTAGCTCCACCGTCGTAAGTAGCGCATATGCCGCGTTAAATGCGTCTTGCGCTGTGGTATTGGAGAACTCCAACACGCCGTTTATTGGTATTCCCGCGCCCATAGGCGGTTTGTTTGGCTTTTTAGCAGGTTCCATGACCTGTTCTATCGGCGTTGCAATCTCCGCCACCGGCGACGGTTCTTCACTCACGTCCTGCATAACCTCGTTCGTGCTGTTTACCCATGCCCAAAACTCATCGTTTCGCCCCGTGCGTACCTCGCTTACGTTGCCCCTAAAGGGTATGCCCAGTTCCCGGAACATATTGCAAACCGTATTCCGACTTATGCCGAACATCTCGGCAAGCGCCGCCTGCTGCGGATTGTACTTGCTTATGATCGCGCTTAGATATTCACGCTTGATGTCGTCCGGCATTCGCTTGAACTGTGCCCACTTCATAGGGCTGTTGAGGTTATAGCTCTGTACTTCTCCGTTCATCTTATCACGCTCCTTTTTCGTCATATAATCAGACGGCATTTTGACTCTGCCGCCCTTTCCGGCGTGGGAGCGTTTATTGAAACTCCCACGTGCTACGCGTTTCCGGTCTGCACATTCAGAGCGGAACACGTATTCTTCATCGGTCATTTCCCTGTGCTCCTATCAGCGGCCAGTTGAGCCAAAGCCGCCGTCTCCGCGTTCGGTGCTGTCGAGGCATTCTACAAGCTCAAGCGCCGGGGTAATGATTGGCATAATCACAAGCTGGCTGATCTTGTCGCCCTTGTTGACTTCATAAGCGCTTTGGCCGTGGTTATAGAGCTTGACACAGATGCTCCCTGTGTAACCGCTGTCGATTACGCCCTCGCTGGTTATGTCGTGCTTGACGTTCAGCCCGGATTTGCTCTTGAGCATACCGACGTAGCCCTCCGGTATCTCGATATGTACGCCGATATCAATGACGGCGCTGCTGTACGGCGGGACATAAGCCCTTATAGGTGAGCGCAGATCATATCCCGCGTCAAGATCATGCGCACGTTCCGGCAGGTAGGCGCCGGGATCAATTACTATTTTCATTCGTCCTCCTTGTATTCCGGGCACTTTATCACATGATAGCTGGTGTTTTCGTGACGATAGCCCTTGAGCGTGGTTTTCCTTGCTTTCCAACCCTCGACCGGCTTAAACATGATCGCGCCGGTTTCTGGATTGCGCGCCGTCCATGAGCATCCGCCTGTTGCGTTCGCACATGACCAGCAGAGCGTTAATTTGTACACTTGTTTCACCTCTCACAAATATCTTTTTGCTGTTCTTCGTGCTGTATTTATTTCGTTCTCAATGAGTGTGTGGGAGTAGCCTAATGTCTTGGCTATCTCTTTGATCTTCTTCCCGGCAACGCGATACCGCAAAATTTGCCGTTGCCGCTCTGTTAGGCTATCCCACCATGACTTTCCATCGCACCAATCCACATCCGGCATTGACGGCACACACGCGCTTAACTCCACCGATTTTCTGCCGCGTTCATCTGGTAAGACTATCGCTGACAGCGATAACACGGACTTGGGCTGCTTGGCGCAGTTCGCGTGCCGCAGCTCGGCGTATATCTCATTTCTGATGTAATGGTAAGCTATTGTTGACAGCGCACCCTTTTCGGGGTCGTAGTCCATGCAGGCGCGCCATAGCGCCATTTTCGCCGTCTGCTGCGCGTCCTCGTCGTATTGCAGATGCGGGAAGTACCGTTTCAAGCATTGATACACAAGCTTCTCGTTTGCTATGTACAGCTCCTCACAGCTTGTGTTGCTTGCCGTCTCTGGTGACGATTTTGATATCATATCTTACCTCACGCGGTGCATAGTATTTGCCGCAGGCCGCCTTGAGCGCTGCCTCCTGCTTGGCGATGGCATACTCGTTATCCTTGGTGTCGCCCTTTTCCAGTTCTCGGATTTCCGTGTACTTGGCGTTGAAAGCGTCGTGGAAGCGTTTCAGCCGCTCCTCACCGAACCCGAAGCCCTCAGCAAGAGCGAGGGAGACCGCATCAAGCGTCTGCTGCTCGGTGTAGGCGATCACCTTGATCGTCCACAGCTCGCGTTCTGCTTTCTGTCGGGCGAGCAATCCGCTTTTACTCATTGCAGCTCCTTTATTGCCGACACGATATAGTCCGTAGCGCTTTTAATAGCGTCCAATGCCCACTCGGCATTTTCGACCGTAGTGAATCTCGCTATCTGCATTTCAATCAGCGTTTCTCTTGATGGAATAAACACGTGAATTATGAACAGGATTGCAGCAACGACAGCGACAACTTTTGCAATTCTTTGCAATTTGGCTCCGGTTACATATTCAAAACATTCCTCGTCAACCATGTTGCGGTAAACCGCTGCATATTTGAAACCCATCGCCGCAATAAATAAAGCAACCGAAAGAGCAAGCGATATAACGGCGAGCGCGTGCGCAAAACCGCGAGCTCCATCTGCAACGCTAAGCCAGTAAAACCACATGGGGTTGATAATGTATGTCATTTGTTCTCCTTTCTATGCTCCTCCACATAGCACCAGCTTTGCGGGGCGCGCTTGATATCATACGGTGCCGCGCCGAACCTCGTAGCGCGTAGGCCGGTAAGACTGGCCAGTTCGCGCGGTACATCATAAATTTTGAGATTGGAGATGTTCCAGCCGTACATGGGTGACTGCATTGCATATGCTGCCGCATCGCACGCGCTCATGCCGGCCGCTCCATAAAACTTTTCATCGTGGCCGAACGTGTGATCCTCAATAAACCGATCGCAAAGAAATTCACCAATGACTTTGCCGCTGCCGCATTTATCAAACGCGTTATGACTGTGGTCGTCCACATAAGAATATCTCGGCCCTGTCCAAAACTGTTTCTTCGTGTCTTTCGTGCAGTAGATATAGCACTTAAACGGCGTTTCCAGCTTCGGGCGTGTTTTCCGTACCTCGATTGTCTTCTCGCCGCTCGCGATCTTCGCACACCACTCCGGGCGTATGCTGATTAAGACTGCTTTCATCCACCTACCTCCAGATCCATGATTGCACCGCAGTCGGGGCAATACTTTGTAATCTTTTTCGCCTTTACTGCATATAGGCAGTTTAAGCAAAAGCAATACGGGTTCTTGATTTTGAGCGGTCGCAGCCAGCTGATATAAGGCCTAAACCAGCGGCTGTGCCGCGTAGGGATATGCTCAAGTGTTGGCGCGTCGTTTATAATCTTGCGCATCCATGCCTTGTTCGCATATGAAAGTGCTATCCTGTGGTCATCAGAGAAATGATTCTCTATGAGCGCGTCGGCGTCAATCGGTCGCATAGCCACCGCCTCCGTTCTTTCTCTCACCATAAGAACAAAAATCATCAAGCTCCATACCAACACCAAGTCTGCAACAAATTATGTATTTGTTGTCATCTGACATAATGCCGCTCGTACAGTTCTCACATCGCACCACCGTGGCCACGTCGGCGGCGGGGGCAGCTTTTATTGCTTCCGCAGGGATAATGAGACGGTAATTATTGTCGTATTCTGCACGCTCCAATAATGTTTCCCGCTCGATGTATTCAGCCATTGTCAGCCCTCCATTTGCATCCGTCGCAAGCGCCGAAGTGCTGCAATGTATACTTTCCGCAATGGAGACACAGTTCATTTCTCAAATCGTTGAAAAGCTCAACCGGTACTACGTCAACTGTCGGAATCTGCTTGATAAGCTCTATATGGTACGGCGTGATTCCGAACATCTCCGGGGCTTGCAGTGCGTCAAGCACCTCTTGCCGATCCACGTATTCAGCCATTATTACCCTCCTTTATTTCTTCAAGCCTTACAAAAACATCCCCGATGTCCCCGTAGAGCTTATGTACTTCCAGCTCTGTGACTTGGCTATCGTCGTCATAGGCAAGCCCGTTGAGCGCGTCGAGCACGATCTTAGCGATGTTGTCACAGTCCGGCTTTATCGTGCAGGGGATTTCACCGCATATCTTAGCGTCTTGCGTTTTCCTGCTGTCGCGTTTCGGCACGGGATATCTCGCAAGTATCACCGCTCTTATAGCACCGTTCAGCATAACCGCCCCAGCGCAACGCCAACAGAACCGTACAAACTCTTCATACTGCGTTGTTTGACTTGGGGTATATGCGTGTCCGTCCCGCCTTACTCGCGGCCTTGCCTTGCCCTGTGGCTTGCCGGGGATCGTAAAATGTGTTTCCATCGTTCACCTCACAAATAATTCTTTCCGAACCGTCCCCGGAAATCTCCGGCGTCCCATCCGTAATGCTTCATCGCCTCGCGCTGTCCCCAGCGCTTGAGCAGCGCATCAAGGGCGGCGTCGGTATGGTGTAATGTCATGTGGCAGTCGTGGCAGAGTAACACCCATAAGCCCAGCGCTTTTGACTTCTTCCGGTATGCCCCGTGGTATATCTCATGCCGGTCAAGCTTGCCCTGCTGCGTTTTGCAGAACCAACAGCCGTCTATATCCTGCACGATTGACGGGGCATAACCGTTTCGGTCGAGCGTCACGCCGTATTCGTTAGTCATAGCGTCCCCCACTGTTCCGCCATTGCCGCCGCTATGCCGGGGAACGTCTTTGACCTTTCTTTTGCGTCCTCGCCTCGCTTCGCCGCGCCGTACTTGCTCTTGTCTTTGCGCCCAGTGCCTGACGGCACATAAGGTGATACCGGATCAACTATATTCGTCGGCGACAGCGACGGCAGGTTACGCAACCAGAGGCGCGTTTTCTTCGTGAATTGGTGTCCGAACTGGTACGGCTGGATTTCCTGCGAGTGCTCCGGCATTTCAAACACCTTAGATGAAACAGGGTTTTCAACTGCAATATGCGGGATATCCGCATTAAGAAACGCTAAGAAAAACGCTTTCGCCTCAAGTCCCTTGTGGTATCTCTCCATGTCAAGTTCCCCCTTACGCGGGTACAGGCGGCAAGCCCCGGCATTTGACAGATACGTGCAAGGCGGATGTGCAATCAGCAAATCCCACTTGTCTATGTAATGGCTCTGTCCGTCAGTCGTGTACATCTGCCCCCCCTGCAAACACTTGAGTGCATCTCCCTTGATGTGCCATTCGGGATGTCCGCCGGAACAATCTTGTATATCGCAGCTGTACGCTTCGTGCCCGCGCTCCCGGAACGCTATGCACACTCTCTGCGATTCCTCGCAGGCTACGAGAACTTTCAATTACATCCCCTCCATAATCATCTGCTGTTCAGCGTCGTTCGTCATAGCAGCGATATTTGCTCATACGCCTGTGTGCCCTCACAGTTACGTACAGCCTGTTTGTAATATGAGCTTTTAAGTTCTATGCCTATTGCCTTGCGCCCTTGCTGTAACGCAACAACAGCTTCAGAGCCTATCCCCAAAAACGGAGTAAGCACCGTATCGCCGGGGTTAGTCCATAGATTTATTCCGCGCCGAATAACGCCAAGCTGCAATGGGCATATATGCCGTTCGTCCTTATCCTCCTTTGCGCTGCTTGCTTGGAGCGTATCTGATGGGTTTATGTCCATCCAGACGGGGCTTGCGTATCTCTGCCATACGTCTACCGGAAAACTCTCATTCGTGTGCGTCACGCGCTCAGGATTTTCTCCCGGCTTGCGCATGGTCACGAGATAATCTGGTATGCCCTGTCTGCTCATACAGCTGTCTTTCTTTATCTGTTTATGCAGCAGGCCGAGAGCCTTAGTGCGCTGCATTGCGGTCACGGGGTCTTTCCAAATACACACCTGAGAATGAAGCACAAAACCCGCATCCTCAAACAGCCGGATCATTTCACCGCGGAAGTCCCGGATACCTATAATGCCGTCTCGCTCTTTTGAGAGCGGCAAGTCCATACAATGAAAACTCACCAGCCGTCCCGGCATAAGAACACGGTACAGTTCACTCACGATGTATTTGAACTGTTCGTAAAACTCCGTCGTCGTGCGGCAGTTGCCTAAATCTCTCTCGCTGTTCGAGTATGTATACAGGCTTGCAAACGGCGGCGAGAAAATCTCATAGTGTATGCTGCTCTCCGGTATGCCTTTCAGCACCTCGCAGCTGTCGCCGTTATACAGCGCGTAGTTCTCGCCTATTGCTTGATCTATCACGCCGATATTTTCAATAACCATTCCGGTATTTCCATCCTTTCCAAAGCGTAGTAGCTTTCGCTCATTCTCACGGTATGGTGCAGGTCGGCAGCAAGTATATTTTTTGTGAACCGTACAAGCTCAGAAGTCATACGCTCCGCATCGTGCTGTTTGCGCTCTATGTTTTCCTTGACGCAGCCCTCTGCATCAGAAATCACGATATACACATCAACAGGCTTTTTCTGGCCGAATCGCCAACAGCGGCGAACCGCCTGATAATATGCTTCAAAGCTATCCGACAGCCCCACAAATATCATTTTGCTGCACTGCTGCCAGTTCATGCCCCAACCGGCTATTGACGGTTTGGACACAAGCACTCGGTTTTCGCTTGTTGTAAATCCGTTCATCGCCGTTTCCTTGTATTCCGCGCTCTGACTGCCACGGACTTCAACCGCACCATCTATCGCATCCGCAAGTGCGCTACTCTCATCGTTGAGATCGCACCAGACAAGCACCTGTTCATCCGTCCCGTTGGCTATCTCTGCCGCAGCTGCCACTCTGTCAACCAAGCTTGACCGGCGCGCTTGCCGTCGTTCCTGCAAATCCTGTGTAGCTTTCGCCATCAGCATCATCTGCCCGTCGCTGTCCGTTAAGGCATCGCTTTCCGTTACGACTTCGTGTATACGAAGCTCCGGCAGATTAAAGCCTGCGCTGTCATATCCCAAGTCTGCCGGGCTTGTCAGACAGCACGCCCATCCAGCAACCCACTCAAAGAATTTGCTTTCTGCGTGACCTTTGAGGCGCCACTGTGACGTATTCCCACCGTCGTGGCAAAAGAACGTAGATAGCATTTCGGTCTGCGTCATTATGTTGCAGAACTGCGCGTGTGTGCCAAGCTCCTTGTAATCGTTCGGCGCGGGCGTTGCGGTGCAGCACAGCTTATATGGTGTGTCTTGAAACATATCCGTCAGCAGCTGCCGCGTCTTGCTTGAGTAGTCCTTGAGTATGCTACTCTCATCAAGCACGACGCCGCTGAATGTCTCTGCTGTGAAGTGCTCGACCATCTCATAGTTTGTGATGTTCACGCCGTCAACAGCGTCTTTCTGCGTTCGGCAGACTTTGACAGGAACATCGAACTTTTCACCCTCGCGTCTTGTCTGCTGCGCGACGGCAAGCGGTGCAAGTATCAGTACGGGCTTTCCGGTATGCTCTGACACCTGTTTAGCCCATTGGAGCTGCATAGCCGTCTTGCCAAGCCCGCAATCTGCGAATATGCAAGCGCGGCCTTTTACAAGCGCCCAACGCACTATGTCATTCTGCCAGTTGAACAGCTTCGGATTGCCTGACGTTGGCTCAAATCCAGACGGCGTGACAGCTATTTTCTTACTTTCGAGAAATTCATGGTATTCTTTCATTCCCATGCCTCCAACAGTGACTTGATCTCTTCCTCCGGACGTGTCTCTATGCCGAGTGCCTGTGCGTCCTGCACAAGGTTATCTATCAGCATCGACATTTGCCGGGTGTCAAAGTCCGAGCTGCCGTAGAAGATATACAGATTCGTGCAGCCCTTGATTTTGCTTTCCTCCCGCTCTACGCGCCGCCCTATGTGGTTCCTTGTCCATAGCCGTTCCATGCTGTCAACGGCCTTGTCCTGCACGCAAAGCACCTCGCAGATGTTCGGGATGTTCTTCAGCGCCTCGCGGTATATATCCTCCGGGCTTTCCCGAACGGCAAGCGCAATGTCGTTGATAAGCTTCCACGCATACGCATTGGCGTTCAGACTGCGCTTTTTCTTTGCCGGGGATATCTCATACTCCCCCGGCTTAAAGCCGTACACAAAGCGTCGCGCGTCCGGTATCGAAGCGGTAAGTATGAGGTCATTGCCCATGATCCGGGCGCTCTCAATCTTCATGCGCACCTCCCGGCAGCGCCGCAAAGCCAAGCTTCCCGGATATTTCGGCCAGCGTGTTTTTTACTCCGGTCGGCAGCGCCATGTACTCCCGCTCTTTCTCAGCCCTCACCGTGTATGAGCGCTGGAAGTTCGACGCTATGACGCTCTGCACTGTCTCCGCGTCCATCATCGCCCATTCTTTCAGCTGATTAGGGCTGCCAACGATCCGCTGAACCACCGGCGGGAGCTTATCAAACTCGTCTTTCGCGTGATAGATTCCGCGCTGTGTAGCTGCGTTCACAAGCTGCCACGCCTCTTGCGGCGTCATGTCCGCATTGGTTGTCATGCTGATAAGGCGCTGCTTAATAGCTCCCGGCGGCGGCATGAATCTATCTGCCGACGCAGATATGTGCGCCATCACGGCGGCTTGCACGGCGCTTGCCGGGTCGTCCTCAAAGACCTTAGCCCATATCTTGACCGTGGAGCGGAGCGCATCAGCAGATAAGTTCTTGAAGCTGTCCGGATAAACCGTCTGCATAATGCCTATGATCTGTGCCGATTCTCGCTCAGTCATCGAAATCCCCCCTCCGTATCATCTCGGCTAACCTGTCAGCCGTCGCCACCGGCGCGCTATGTGTATACCCGCCGCTATAGTTGCCGCGCTTTTCCCAAGTGCGCACAGCTGCTTTCCAGTCTTTCATAGGGTTCTTACCCACACACCAGCCCTTACAGGCATAGAAATCAACAAAGCGTTCCGGATCAACGTCATTTCCCCGCTCTTGGCAGTACGCTGCCACCTCGTCAACGGTGGGGGGGACAAAGCGCGCAGCGCGTTTCTCCTTATCCCCGTTAGGGGATATGTCTTTGTCTTTGTCTTTGTCTTTGTCTTTGTCTTTGTCTTTGTCTTTGTCTTTGTCTATGGCTTTTTTGGGTTTTTCAAAAAAGGCTTGGGTTTCTTGGGTTTCAAAATTAACCGTTGGCTTTTTCGGCCTGCCGCCTTTTTTCCCATTCTCCGACTGCCGTGCGCAGAAGTCGTTATAATTGCTCTTATCCCTATCTATCTGCCACTTCATCTGCGGAAAGACAAAGCGCTCGTTCCCACGGAGGTCAGGGACTTCGCCCGTGCTACTATAAGTAAGCAGCGCCGTGAAAAGTCTCCCGCGCTCCGCGTCGTTGAGTGGTTCAATCGCAGTAAGGTAGCTGTGATAGGCATTAAAGCTTTCTAATGCCATGTCAGTTCTCCAATCTGTACCGTGAGTATCGCGTTGGCTCTCCGTATCTGTTCTTTCCGGTCTCTGTCTCGCCGACTATCGGATAGCCGAGCTTGCGCAAGTCGTTAATGCGGGAGGCAAGCCGCATTATTCCATATTCGGTCATTGCCTCCTTGCTCGTTATGCTGCCGTAATCGGTTAAGTGCCGGATTATTCTTTCGTTCTGCGTCATAGGTCAAAACGGGAGAGTTTCGCCGTCCGCTTCCAGCTCTTCAAACTCTGGCGGCTCGGCGTTTGTGCCGGTGTTGCGCTTGCTCTCGCCGAAATACACACTGTCGGCGATCACCTCTGCGTTTCGGCGCTTGTTGCCGTTCTTGTCCTCCCAATCGCGCATCTGCAAGCGACCGGATGCGATCGTCATGCTGCCCTTGGTGAAATACTTGCTGACAAACTCTGCTGTCTGACGCCATACTACGACGTCAATGAAATCGGTCTGCTTTTCGCTGCCGCCGCTCTGATAGTCACGGTCAACTGCGAGGGTGAACGTCACAACCGGCGTTCCCTGCGGCGTGTGGCGCAGCTCCGGATCACGTGTCATCCTGCCCATGATGGTTATTCGGTTAAGCATTTAGCCCTCCTGTTCTGCCGTCTTAGCGGCTTTCTTTGCTTCGTTGATCTTGGTCATACAGTCGCGGCACAAGCTGCGGCCATAGCTTTTCTGACTGTTGCGTACCACGTCCGCCGGTGTCCAGACGCGCCCGTCCTTGAGTTTGATAGGCTCTATCTTGCTGCCGCAATCGGCGCATATCAGAGCCGTCTGTGTGTATCGCTCTTCTGTGCTCGCCGTCTGATCCGGGTCATCGCCGGTGCTGATCTTATAGGCTTTCATCAACGCGTACTTATCGGCGTAGGTCATTGCCTTGCCGCTGCCCTTGTCCTGACTGTCTATTCCCTCTGCAAAGGTCGTCGTTTCTATGTACTCTGCCGGATTGTCGATGTTGCAGAAGCGATAGACGGTCTTGATGCGTTCGTAGAACGTCGTTTTCTTCGTTACCATGCCCTGATATTCGTTCTCGCTTTCGAGTATCTGAGATTCGAGAACATGACGTTCAGCAGGATAGGAATAGACACCGTGCTTGATTTCAAGCGGCTTAACTGCGTCGATGATATCCCGCTCGGATACGGCCTTATAGCTCTTGCCGCGCCCAGTCTCCACGCTCAGATTTTTTGCGACGGTCTGTAAGTCCGCCGTGATTGCAGCCATGCGCTGATATATGTTTTTCTCTGACATTTCTGCCTCCTTATTTAATTATCACGGATGTGTTCTCCACCAGCTTTGCGCCGGGGATTTCTGCGCCTTGAACAAGCAGAGCTTTTATCGCGACCTTGTTAGCCGCCGGGGCGGTGAATCGGAGCAAGGTGTTATTCCCTGTTTTTTCCGCCCAGTCTATAAAGTCATCTGCAAGCTCAACCGCCTGAGATTTGCGAAATGAAACCGCACATTTGGCCGTCTGGAATTTCTGCCCTTGCAGCGCATAATCGAGATAGTCCCTAAGGCGTTCGGCCTTTTTCTCTGTTGCCTTGCGGCGCTCGGCAAGCGCTGTCTCCTCGTCCTTGAGCGCCTTTACATCTGCTGCGAGATTCTTGACGTAACACGCAATATTCTCGATCTTGCTCTCTCGCTCCAACATCAGAGCGTCGAGCGTGTCATTATCAACCAGCAGTTCTCCGGTCTCCGGATTAACAGCATTTACAAGCTGTTCTATACTCTTGTCAATTTCGTAAAGTGTCATTTTCACCCTCCGTTGAAACATTTGACGGCATCCGAAAGTCTTTTGAAGTATTGGCTTTTGCCGTCTATCATTACTTCGTAATCGCCATAGCTCTTATCTGCGTAGTGCTCCATCGTCCAGAAAAGCATTTTGCCCTTGTGTCTATACATGAGGTGCTTTTCTCTCACCCCCTCAAATCGTGCGCAACTCAAATGTTCGGGGAGCACGGCGCAGATATCCGCAAAATCGTATAGGCTCATTCTTCGGGCACTTCCACGATCTCGCCGTCTTTGAGCGTATACCATGTGTCCGCTTTGTACGTCTCGCCGTCGACAACGAAAGACTTCCACTCTTTTATGTTGAAATCCGCATCATTTTCAACCGCTATCGTCAGCATCGCGCCCACGCCGCCACGGATTTTGATATCGGTTCCGCGTACCGTACCAACGCCGCCCTCGCCGACAGTAACTCTGCCTCTTGCTGTGGCTGCGCCGCTGTCGCCCGCTGTGGCTGCGCCTCTGTAGCCCGCTGTGGCTGCGCCGTAGTCGCCCGCTGTGGCTGCGCCGTAGTTGCCCGCTGTGGCTGCGCCGCTGTAGCCCGCTGTGGCTGCGCCGTAGTTGCCCGCTGTGGCTGCGCCTCTGTAGCCCGCTGTGGCTGCGCCGTAGTCGCCCGCTGTGGCTGCGCCGCTGTTGCCCGCTGTGGCTGCGCCGTAGTTGCCCGCTGTGGCTGCGCCTCTGTAGCCCGCT